ATGGTAATATGTAAACATAGCTACTATATGCTCATAAAGCGATACACTAACTCCATTTTTATAATTGATAATCATTCTAGGATTAGGTTCACCTTTCTGTGAAGCTTCACCTCTTCTGGATAAATCACCAATCATTGATTTATCTTGTTGTTTTCTATTCCAAGGACTTGCTGGACCAAAATTAAAATGCTTTAATCCTGTTTCTTTGTATGCTTCTATGTATTTTTTAAAAACATCATTATTTGTAATAATACAATCATCTTCAAGAATGAATATATGTTCACATTCTGCTTGTAAAAGATCTTTTAAAGCTATATTTTTAGCTTTACCAACACCAATACGTCCTGTAGTTTGATTTATATAGTCAACTTTTTTATGAGCAGCTAATACTTTTTTATTTCCATCATCTACTATGATTAGTCTATCTATAAAATCTCTATCAAGAGAATTTAAAATATCTTTTAAATATTCAGGTCTATCGCAAGTAATAATACCTACACCAATTTTATCTTTTTGCATAATTTTTTTGAAGTTCTTCCAATGAAATCATAAGATCCTCTTTAGAAACTGGTTTAGGATCATTCTGTGTTGGAATATATTGATATTTGGTTACAAAATATGCATAAGATAGATTAACACTTTGATCCGCATTTTCAATTTCTTTGTAATTTGGTTTTGTAATCTTAGAACGAGTTTTATCAACACCATTTGCAATGATTGCATTATATCCTGTCGGAGGGAATACTTTTTTGTCTCTCATTCTTAAAATATAATCAAGAACATCAAGATCTTTAGTATTAAAAAATCTTTCATCAAAAAAACCTACATTTGAAACAATACCATTGAACAAATATATAAAATCACTGTTAATTTTTTCAGATAATATTAATGAAATGTTATGTTCGTCATCTTCAATTTCAAGATTTGATACTTCAGGTCCAATAAAAACCCAAATACCAAAAACTTCTGCCATTTTAATGGTTTTTTGAAAAATATCAGGATCTTTTATGATTTGATTTGAATTAATCAAAAAGAAATGCTTTAATCCCTTGATTCTAAAATTATGAATTGCCCAATTTCTTAATGTTGCAAAAGGAATTTCAGCAGAAAATTGTTTTTTTTCACAATCTGGTAATTTATTCCTTGTATTTGATACAACAATTACATTTTCAGTACCTTCTGGTATTGAATCATAACACAAATTAAGGTCATCTTGACCATAAACATCAATAATAGCTATTCCTATATCACTCATACTAAAGAATTATACAACTCCTTTACATATTCTACAACTTCTTTTTTATTTTCTATATCCAAAGTCTCAATATATTCTTCTATACTTTTAAGTAAATCAGAAGTACCAAGTTCGGAATCCTGAGTTGATTCTATTTTTGTTTTTTCTCCATCATAATCAATTCTTACAGTTTTAGGACTAAATGCAGCAACTTTTGCAGCATATGAATTGATATCTTCTTCTGTGACATCATTATCTACAACAATACTAACAAAATTGTTTTTAATAATATCTTCATTTATATCACCTTTAATTGAAAGTCTACAATGTTTAGGAGAAATATTATTTTCAATAAATTCAAAAGAATTATCCTTTAAATCAAACACATATATTCCTCTTGCATCAAAGATATCGCCAAAATTATGTTGATATGGGCTTCCTAAGTAAAGGATTTCACCATTTTCAAACTTCCTATGGTCTTTCTTATGAAAATGTCCAGAAATAATATAATTTGAATATTTAAAAAGATCTTTGTAGGAAAATCCATGTTCACAAACTTTATATGAATTCATATAAAAAGAAGAAATCTCCAAATGTGCAAACATAATATTGCATTTTGGAAAATTAGATAATTCTGTACCCCAAGGAACAAATCCTATTGTTTTATTAAAATTTGTTTCAAGTATAATTGGTTCTTTATCAAAGATATGAATATTTTTCCATCCATCCAATAATTTTATAGAATTAATATCACTGGAATCTTTTTTAAAACAATCATGATTACCTGTTGAAATATAAACAGTAAAATCTTTAAAATAATTAAAGAATTCACGGGCAACAGTTAAAGTTTCAACTGATATATGACTTCTATTATGAAATATATCACCCGGAATTACTATTTCATCAATATCTTGAGATTTATAATATTCAGAAGCCCATTTTGCAAAATCTAAAGAAATTTTGTGGAAAATTGGGCTATCTTGACTCAGACCAAGATGAATATCAGAAAAACAACCTATTTTTCTACTTGTAATTTTTGGCATTTAATCATAATAACAGATTTTGTATTAATTGCAATTAATAATCTTCACCGTATTTTTGTTTAAAAATTCTGATATTATTATTTTTTGATAAACTGTTTACTTGTTCAGACATAAACATAATTTCTCTTTGATATTTCTCATGAGTTTCATGAATATGTTTTTCCTTTTTAATTCTATTTCTAAAAGCATTAAATGCAATTCTAGTAAAATATGAGAATGGATTGGTTCCCTTTTCTCTATTATATTTTTTAGCAATAAGAGCTTTCATCATTCGGATAACACCGTCACCAACCATTTCTTCACGATAGCTATAATTGATAAAATTAGGAGCATAACTGAGTTTATGCGATATTTTGCTTACCATATCCGCAAGTTTATCTGACATTTTACCACTATCATAATAATTCATAATTTCTTGATCGAATTCTTTTGGTTCAACGTAAAATTTAGTTTTATCTGAAACTTTTCTTCCTCTTTTTTTAGGTTTATCATCATCAATTAAAACTTCTTCGATAATTTCTATTGGTATTTCTTCTATTTCGTTTTCTATTATACAATCTTCTACCAAATCTACATCATCTTCATTAATTTCTAATTCAACATCAGTATCATCTCTTGAATCATAATCATCATCCAATAATTCATTTTCAATTTCATTATCAAATGGATTATCTATATCATTAGAAAGAAGTTTCTTTCGTTTGTTATATTTCTTTTGTTGCATGGGTGTATTTTTCTGTTTCATAAAGTTTTATTCTTTCTGTTAAATGATTTTTTGAATATTTTGTATTATCTGCAATATCAAAAATAGTAGCCATTGTTTTTGTAGGATGAAGTCTTAAAGCTCTACCAATAGATTGCATGATTTTTATTTTTGCTTTACCAGCCGATGCAAAAATAATATTGTGAAGATTAGGTATATTAATTCCTGTGCTGAATATTTTAGAAACAGCTACGACTATTACATCACTTCTACCATCCATTAGTGCTCTTATTTTTTCTCTTTCTTCTATTTCAGTTGACCCTCTTATAAAATAAATGGGTCTATCTTCTTTACATATCTCCTTTAAGGCAAGTTCAATATTTATACCATGATCTATTCTATCAACCATAATAATTGTATTATTTGAAAGACGAGATGCTAACTTTGCTATAATTTCATTACGTCTTGAATTATTCATCAAGTAATCTATCTCGTTATTGTATGCTTCTGCGGGTCTAACTACATTTTTTGTAAAATTTGGTATGTTCTCATGTTTAATATTGAGTATTACTATTTTAAAATCTGAAACATAATTTTTAATTTTTAAATCTTGTGTTTTTTCTTCGTAAATTATTGGTCCAATTTTTCCTATGATATTCCATTGATCTATAAGAGATGGTGGCATTGTACCTGTAAAACCAAACTTATAAGAGCAACTGATAAGTTGCAAAATTTTGTTTATTTCATTTCCTCTTCTTAATCCATGAACTTCATCAACAAGAAGTAAATCAATATCATCTAAAATAGATAAATCAGATTTTTCACTTAGTAATATTTGTGTACCTGCTACTATGGTGGTTGCATCTGGATCTGGTACATTGTCACCTGACCATTTTGTAACTTTTTCCATACCATATTCTGTAAAATCCTTTGCAGTTTGAGTTACAAGTTGAAGTGATGGAACAATTACTAGTGCCTTTCCATTAGGTTTACCCATAGAAAGCCTCATGCTCTCTATAATACCTGACATAATTAAAGTTTTGCCACCTGCTGTGGGAATTACAATAACACCTCTCCCTTTATTTAAAGCTTTTCTAATGGATTTATCTTGATGATCTCTATAGATCATACAATATTTTTTAATTATTGGATCTTTAAACCCAACATTAAACATTTTTTCCAAACTGTCATCAACTTTGTAAAATAATTGTACAGAATCAAGGTATGCTTTGATATTGTCTAATAATCCTATATCAAATCTACCAGATAAAGTTATTGCATATAATCTTGCAGGAGCAAACTTATTACCTCTACCATAAGCTGGATTAGCAATTGAAAATTTAGATCTTATTAATTCTAAAGTTCCAACATCAGTAATTATTTCAGCTTGTTTATTGTTTAATAATTTTAATTCGATCACGTTGTTTCAAGCACCATTAATTTGGTGGCATTACCTAGATCATAGGTAAATGAACTGAATACCTTTTCAACTTTTTCTAGGTATTCAATCACAAGATCTATTTCCTTTAGATCTTCATCAATCTTCCTTATTGTTTCGGAAGATTCTACTTTTTGTTTTATAGAAGCTTGAGGTACTCCTGTGGGAATACCATCAGATGTTATTTTTAATAACACTTGCTCTTTTAAATCTTTCTTTTTTCTATCCAACAAAACTTTTTGTCTTTTCATTTGCATCAAACGAGAAATCCATTTGTGTTTTACAGCAGGAAGCATAAGTTGCTTATCAAGAATGTTAATCTGATCAATTTTAACATCTTCAACTATTTCTTCGCAATATTTGTCCAATAAATCCATAATGTCTTAATAAGTATTACAAATATAACATATGTTTAATAAATTTCAAACTTTAATTACTAATTTATTAGAAAATTCTGTAGGTACTGCTATGCCCGGTAGTACAAATGCTGCGTTGGGTGAGGTATCTCCACAATACGGTGTAGGTAAAGTAACACCTGCATCTGAAGCTGATATAGCTGTTGCCAACATGAGTTCAAAGAAAAAAAAGAAAAAGTTTATAAGAAGAACTTTACCTAGAAACGATTTATAATGGATACTGGACATTGGGTATTAAATGAAGGAGTGGAATTAACAGAAGAAACCTTTGGGTTTATTTACGAAATAACCAATAATGTTACTGGTAAAAAATATATTGGTAAAAAACAATGTCAATCTAGGATTAAAAGAAAGCCTTTAAAGGGAAAAACAAGAAACCGCATAGATTTCAAAGAATCTGATTGGAAATCTTATACAAGCTCTTCTAATGACCTTAACGAAGAGATTAAAAAGTATGGTAAAGACGAGTTTGTGTTTAAAATATTAAGAACTTGTGATTGTAAATGGGCTTTGGCTTATTTTGAAATCAAAGAACAGATAGATAAAGACGTTTTATTCAGAGATGATTATCATAATGGTATAATAAACTGTAGAATCGGTAAAGCTCCTAAAGAAGAACTAAAGAAATTTCAGAATAAAGGAGTAATTATATAGATATGAGTCACTGCATTTACTGCAATTCAACAACTTACGGAAAACCTTGTATATTTTCTCCTCAAA